CTAATGCTTCTGCGTCTCAGCCCAGCGCATCTGCGTCTTGCTCCACCAGACAATGGCCGTCGTATCGCCGCCCATTGCCTTCTGGAACAGAGTTTTCCCAATCTGGCCGTTAGCCTTGGCCTTGCCTGAGATCAACTCATTAGCAAAGTGAGACCGAAGAGTGTCAACATGAATGCCATCACGCACCAGGACGGCTATTTGGTCGATCGGCAGGCCGTAGCCTGACAACGCCTCGACCTGCTTGCGTTCTGCGTCTGTAGGCTCGAATGCTGGCCTTCCTGCGTTATCCCGCGCGCCACCGTGTGTTTGGTTTGGAGCAGCTTCTGTCTTTTTGCTTTTAAGAATTGGTTTTTCAAGTTTCATTGCTATTCAACCTCTGCGAAAGGTTGATGTTCTGCGTGTGGAGCGGGTGGATCGGTGTCGCGCCGTCGCTGTTCCGGCTGGTCGCCAGTCATCGCCTGCTTCACCCGCGTGATCTTTTCGCCTTTATACATGGATGCGCCCATGTCGCTGATTTTTGAGAATGGTAACACATGAACTGTCAATCGGTCACGGGCTGCTGGGTTCAAAAAATAAATGTAGCGCAATTGAAAGCCGGGTATCACCACACCTCCAACGGCTTTGGTGTATTCCTTGAAATTATATTTTCCGCCAGTAATGTCGTAGTAACTGCGTCCATTAAGTTCGGGCCTAGATGATGATGGGTTGCTTTCCAGTGTCATTTTGTGGATTGCGCTTCCGTTCGGCAATCGAATGATGTTTTCTGATTTCACCAAACCTGTCAAAACAAACCCAGCAGCCCGATAGATTGTTCCATCACCGCATTGTGTGCCATCGCTGAAGCTAATCACCCATTGAATGTGCGGGTAGTGTTTTTTAATCAGTCGAAAGGCCACGGCCATTGCGCGACTTTCGCTGTTGCGCGGCAGAACGTCGCTGAATGCCATGCGGTTCAACTCAATAAAATTATTCCAACCTGTGTTTTCGACCAAGCCTTGAATTTTTCGTTTATCGAGTGATGGCCCAAACTGCATGGCACCTTCAAGCCGTCCATTTAAAAACACGCCAAAGTGTAGCTGGCTGTTCTGCACCACCTTGCCGCTGTAATGGATGCGTTTCACCACGGCATTTGCTGCCTGTGCGGTGATTGGCTTAATGATGATGTCCTTAGCGCTTGCCATCGCGTGCCTCTAGCCATTGGTGGCAGATGAGGGCTAATGCGTTGCCGTTGGTGTTTTCGTTTAAGCCTGTGTCGGCCAATGGGTTGGTGCGTGCCAACGTGATGGCATTGTCTACCACTTTGGCCTGGTCATCGTGCAGTGTGAAAGTCTTTTGCTGGTATGGTTCTTTCTCACCGTCCTTGAGTTCCGGCATTTCAGCCTCAGCATCGTCATCAAATTGAAGTGCTTTAATTTCTTCAGCAGCGAATCCAGTCAGGTCAAGATCAAAGTCCAGTCCTTGAAGCTCGCCAAGTTCAATCCGCAACATCTCATTATCCCACCCAGCATTCAGCGCCAGCTTGTTGTCTGCTATCACGTAAGCCTTTTTCTGCGCTGTTGTGAGCCCCGACAGGGTGATTGTAGGCACCTCGGTCATGCCAAGCTTCTTAGCCGCCATTAAGCGCCCATGGCCTGCGATTATACCGCCCTGCTCGTCTACCAATAACGGGTTGGTGAATCCAAACTCTCTAATGCTGGCCGCGATTTGCGTCACTTGCGCTTCGCTGTGGGTGCGTGAGTTGAGCGCGTATGGTATCAAGTCTCCCACGCTTCTGTGCTCTATCTGTAGCCGCGCCTTATCCTCTTGTGAGTATTTCACGCCTTACCCCCCATCTTTTCAATGGTGCGCATGGCACCTAGTCCTAGCATACCCATCAGGATAGTGCTTAGCGCGTCTGTGTTGATGATCGGGAATGCTCCCGAGTAGCTGAACACCACTTGCGAGACATACCGCAAAAACGGCTCTGCAATAAAGTCGTAGGCCAGCGCAAACCCGCATACCCAGCCTATGAATGGGCGCCACCCCGACACAAATAAGTGGGTATTTGCCGCCTCAACCTTGTTGATGTCCGTCTGTGCCAAGATTAGCTGCACCTGCGCTTGGAGCTGTTCGCTATCCCCCGCTGCGTGGAGTTTCTCAAGTTCTAGCGCCATCTGCGCCTTGGCTTGCGGGTCGGGAATGAATTTGTCCAGCGCTATTTTGCCGAAGCCTAGCAGCGCGTCTGTTAGTGGGTTTAGGCTCATAAGTTCACCAACTGCTCAGCAATCCGCCGTGCCCATCCCTTGTTGAATGTGTCCCATGGGCGAAGGTTGGTCATAAATTCCAACCTGCGCCCCAAATATTTAGCCGTCAGCACTGATGCGTCCTCGTCATTTACGCGCCTCATCGTAACGCGCCCAAACACTCCATCATCATCAACACCAAGCGCTTGCTGCAATAGTTTGACCGCCTGCCCGCAGCCACTATTAACAGCACAATCGAACACCGCAAACGCCAGCACAGGAAATAGCTCCTCACATCGGCAGGCGTCCCAAAAATCTCGCTTGTAAATCTCCTTGGCGTCGTCCTGCGTCAAGTTCTTGATGTCGAGCGCCGGATAGGACCGCTTGCTGATACCCCAATTTGTTTCCCCACCTGGGTCTTTCGGGTTGTCTGAGTAACCGCCTTCGTTGCCAATTAAGCGCGTGAAGCATTCGTCGTAATAGCTCATTTTTCCCCCTTCGCGTATCTCGCGTGCCATGCTAGCAACTCATCGCGTATGTAGTATTTTTTGCCCTTATTCTCGATCTGCACCACTGGCATGTCTTGGCAATTTGCCATCCTGCGGTACAAAGTTTGGTATGGCGTGCCGGTATCTTTCGCCAGCTCTCCAAGTGTGGAAATTGGCTTTCGCACGACCCTGTTTTTTTGCCGCTCGCCACGATCCCAAATAAATGTGTTTGTCTTCATGCTGCCCCTTATTTTATCACATTTCCCGCATTTTGCTGCCTTTTCGCAGCTAAAAACGCCTCTATTTTCGCAATCTGCGACTCAACCCAGCCGTCGAAATCGCGGTCTGAGACTGGCGCAGTGCAGCCTATTTTGCAGCCTTTGCACAGCTTGTGAGCTTGGCAATGCTCAATTATTTGTTGCGGTACTTGCACGAATCACCATGGTTTTAATTTTTGATGGCTTGGACATTAACCAATCCTAATGAGATAACACGTTCAACCCACTTTGCTGCGGTAACAGTTGTGATTCCAAAACGGCTTTGAACCTTTCCGCGCACTTGATATTCAAACTGCACATACTCTTGCGCGTTTATGAAATTTGCCACTTCTACTGGGTTGAACTTTGACATTTTGCTTACCTATTAGCTTGTTTGTGTGTGCTCATTATATCAAACTATTTTATGGTTGCAAGTTTTTTTGCATTTTATTTTCGAGTCTTATCACCCGATATTTAACAACGTTTTCCCAGCAAAATTCACGCGCCGGACCTTTCATTACCCTGCCGCTCAACCTGTCCACGACCTCGACTACAGTTCGACCAGTCACCGGCGGCCTGTGGTCGTTTTGCTCAGTCCACTCAATTTCCATTGGTCTCGCCCCATTCTCTAGCTAGTGTTTTAAACCGCTCAAGCCGCGACTTGTCAAAAATTCCGACAATATTTTCATCCCCCCGTGCGATTGCTTGTTGGGATTTGACCGTGGATGCAAACCTTGCCACGAATCCAACCCCATCGCCTACCCTCTCCCTAGTGACTAAAAGCGGGGATGATTCGCAAGCTATTTCTAACCTTTTACTGATTGTTCTGATCATTTTTTGCCCTTACCTATGCGCCACCAGCGTCAAGCTGCCGGCCCGTTTAATGAAACACCTTCCGCGCTCAGGAAGGAACACAAACACCGACGCGCTTAGGTAATCCTCCGGACTGCCTGCCAACTTCTTAGCCTTAGCGGTCGCCTCTGCAAGCCATTGGCTTGGGTCTTTTGTTTCAACCCTTATCTGTAGATCGAGTGCCATAAATCCCCCTATTTGATCCCGCGCCGTTGTTGGCGCGGGGTTGCTGTTTTAAATGTGGCCGCCTTTTTTCAGGTTCGACGTCTCGAATGCTGCGCTCATTCCCTCTTGGCTTCCGTACACCGCCACCTGATGATCAGTGCCTTTCCATAGATCTTTTGCAGAAGCAGATGCCTCTACTGCGATCTGCTCTTTTGTCATACTTGAATACTTTGCTGCCACCGCGTCTTGAACTTTTTTGCTTGGTCCGAATGCCATAACTTTCCCCTTAATTGCCGCCAGCGGTATTGCTTGGCGTTGAGGTAACTATACCTAGGGTTTAGGTGTTCGTCTATACCCTAAGTGCAATATTTTACTTTTTTAGCTGTTTTATTTTTAGGCTTAGGCCTATTGCTTGTTTTGGCTTAACTCGAAAGCTCTTAGTCTGTCAAATATTTTGCCTTCCTTGCTTGGCACGCTTTTTGGATGTGTTAATTTCGCTCCGTAAATTGCGTCGTATGCTGACATTCCACTTGCCATTCTTCTGATGATTGTATTCCCGCAGACAAATACTCCATCTTGTCTGGACCATTCCTGCGCCGACCTCGATACACCATCAAGCTCTATAGGTGACTTACTCATTCCGGCGCTCGACCAGCCTCTGAACGTATTACAAGGCCGGCAAGTAGCTCTTAGATTTTCTTTTTTATTGTTTGTTATGTCATTATCTTTATGGTCTATATGAAGATTCTTCCAGTTGATTGCAGAGCTGCAAATTTCACATGATGCTGGACTGGCAGTTATTTCATCGTGATAAACCATCCTATGCTCGTACACATACCCATTCACCCCACTGAGTGGATGGGTTGGTTCGTATAACAACTGATACCCTGCCGCGTTTCTAGACCTATAATTTCTAGTTCTTATCGTTTCAGTTGTCCCATTTCTTCTAACCCTGAAATAGTGTTTTTGGCATAATAATGCTTTTTGATACCTAGCTTTGCGCCCACACCCATCTACTTTGCAGATCATATAATGATGCCTTGTTGCATTGAAGTTTGGTGCAACTTATCACATTTTAACTATTCTGAAAAGACCTCAGTTTTTTTGATTCCTCTCTATACTTTTTTGCCATCTGATAATACTCATTAGCTGAATACCTTATCGAAAATTGGTCGTTTTCTAGTGCATGGACTCTTTCAGCCCCGATTTTTTCTATTAATGCTTTTCGATATTCGCCAACATTTCCAGATAGCCATTTATTGCATATAGAACAAGCTTTATGAACGTTATCTTCATTAAATGCTAAATCAGGCCTAGCTCCCCTAGATTTCCAATGTGACGCATGCCATTGACCATTCCAGCCCTTAGGCTTGCTACAACTGATGCATCCGCTATTAGCATCGCGCAATCTGATGAATTCGTTGAACGCCTTCTGTGCCTTTTCACGCTGATAAGACTTATCATTTAACTTGAATATATCCTTTTCCTTTTTTACCTCGGCCTTAGCCTTTTTGGCCGTAGCCTCGCGTCCTAGTGTGAGTGCACAGGTGATCCCGCAAGCCTTAGCTAGGCTATTGAATGGCCTGAACTGCGCGCCGCACACCCGGCACTTTTTCAACCGTGGTTTATTCATGCTGCGCCTTTTTCAACTCAGCAAATTCGCCTTTAGACTCCAGGATGCACCCATGCTGCGCCGCGAACGCTTGTAGCCAATTCAAAAAGTCTGACTTCTCGCCCTTAGCCCAACTCGCGCTGCTTGTGTAATCAACCTTGGCTCTGTGCGTCATCGGGCAAAAAATATCGTGCACTAGCCAGCCCCACGCGGTTTCGCGATAACACAATCCCTTGGCCGTCCTTTTCATGCCCTCGGCCATGTTCGTGCTCACCTCTTTCGGGTCGCACTTGGCAAAATGCCCCGCCAGCTCAG